CTGCTCAAGCTACAGCGGAGATGCAATCCATTGTCGGAGGAGATGAAGCATATACAGATATGGTTACATGGGCCGCAGAGAACCTTCCACCAGAGGAGGTTGAGGCCTATAATGCAACAATGGAGACGCAAGACGCTAATATTATTAGGTTTGCTATCCAAGGTCTTTATTCACGTTATCGTTCTGAGGCAGAACCTAGCCTTATGCAAGGCGGCACAGGCGCTGTATCCACAGGTGGGAAGTTTGAAAGCACTGCGGAACTCACTGCTGCAATGAGTGACCCCAGATACGCCAAAGACCCTGCCTACAGGCAAACGGTGGCTGATAAATTAGCTAAATCTAGCCTGTTCTAATTGTTGCTCTGGAGTAGGGGGTTCGTCCCCCTCTCCTTCTAAGCACATCTTTCGAGGTGTTCTTAGAAGGGGCAACCCTATTCTCAAAGTTACTGATGTCAATTACCCCTGACCCCTTGCGAGGGACAATCTGTTGGAGAAAGCGTAGTAAAGTTGAGGCACACTTTTAACTAAACCAAACGAGGTAATAAAATGGCACAAGCCGCTTCAAACCCTGCTTACACTGTAAGCTTCCAGGGTCAAAATAACCTCTCAGGTGATGTTCGTGACCTCTTTCTTAAGCTGTATGCTGGGGAAGTCCTGACCGCCTTTGAGGAAAAGAAAGTCCTTATGGACAAAGTGCGTACTCGCACAATTTCAAAAGGTAAGTCTGCATCATTCCCAATGACAGGCCGTGCAACCGCCGAATACTTAACACCAGGGAACGAAATCACTGGTGGCAACATTCGTGCAGGTGAGCGTATTGTCACGATTGATGACTTACTTATCTCAAGCCAGTTCATTGCGAACATTGACGAAGCAATCAACCACTACGATGTACGTAGCATCTACTCTAAAGAAGCTGGTATTGCGTTGGCTAACGAAGCTGACCGTAACGTAGCTCGTATGTTGGTTAAGGCTGCACTGTCAACAAACGCTACTCGTGCTGCTGGTCTTATCCAAGACTACAAGGCCTTCTCTGAAGAAGACTTTACTAACAACGTCACCATTGGTACGGCTGCTGCTGATGCACTAGACCCAGCCAAACTCGCCAAAGCAATCTTTGACGCTCGTAAAGAGATGGAAGTTAAGAACGTACCTACTGAGGGTGCCGTTGTTGTTCTTGCTCCAGATCAATACTATGCACTGTTAGACGTGTCTGACGGCAACAAGCTGGTTTACATGAACCGTGACTTTGGTGGTGCTGGTGCAATCGCTGGTGGTGTAGTACCACAGATTGCTGGTATGCCAGTCATCATGTCAAACCACGCTAACGTATCTAACCTATACGCCAGCCTTGTCACCGCTAATGCTAACGAAGGTAAGACTTCTGACAATCAGCCTTTGGCAAATACTGCTGGTTCTGGCCGTACAACGCACTACGATCTGCCTACTGCTAACGTAGATGGTGCAGACATGGTTGCGCTTGCCGCTAAGTTCCGTGGCTTTGTATTCACTCCTGATGCCGTTGCTACTGTCAAGTTGCTTGACCTTGGCATGGAATCAGAGTACCAGATTAATCGTCAGGGTACACTCATGGTAGCTAAGTATGCGATGGGACACAACGTCCTCCGTCCTGCTTGCTGCATTGGTTTGTCTGCGGTATAATCCTACAGGGGGGAGGGGTTACTACAACCTCTCTCCCTTTTTTATTGGAGTAAAAAATGCCAGAAGTAGGTGGAAAGAAATATAAGTACACGAAGGAAGGCATAGCAGCAGCAAAGGCAGCGTCTAAGAAGACGGGTAAGAAGATGTCTTTTGGTAACATGAAGCCAGAACAGGTAGCTGCTATCATGGCTAAGTACGGAAAGAAAAGCTAATGAGCATAGAGTACCGTGGTGAAACATTCGGAGGGTACAATGATCCTAAGAGAACACCAAAACATCCTACGAAGTCCCATGCTGTACTAGCTAAAGACGGTCTTAAAATAAAACTGGTACGCTTTGGGCAGCAGGGTGTCAAGGGTGCAGGTAAAAACCCTACAAGTGAAAAAGATAAAGCTAGAAAACGTAGCTATTACGCCAGACATAATGCACAAGGCAAACCAACGTCAAAACTTTCTGCAAAATACTGGTCCCATAAAGTTAAATGGTAGGAGAATAGCATGGCAGGAACAACACAACTAGATGCTGTGAACACAATGCTCTCTGCTATTGGTGAGGCACCAGTAAACAGCCTGTCCTCTGGACTAGTAGAGGCTGAAGTTGCAGAAAGTATTTTAAACACAGTTGACCGTGAGGTGCAGGCTATGGGCTGGCACTTCAATACAGAATCAAACAAGTCGTTTGCTCAGGATACCAGTGGTAACATTCTACTACCACCAGATGTACTTAGGGCAGACGCCACACTAAAGGCAGACAGTCCTGACCTTGTTCAACGTGGTTCAAAGATGTACGACAGAAAGAACCACACGTTTAACATAGGAACAAATGTCTACCTCGATGTAGTAGTGCAATTAAATTTTGATGACTTACCTGAGGTAGCAAAGCGTTATATAACTCTACGTGCTACTCGCATATTCCAAGACAGAGTTGTTGGCTCTGCCACTCTCCATGATTTTCAAATGAGAGACGAGCAAATGGCTCTAGTTGAATTGAAAGAGTTTGACATAATCAACGAAGACAACAACATCTTTGATAACTACGATACATTTAGCATCATTGATAGGCAGGGACGGAGAACTTTCTGATGGCACTCATAAGTCAATCTATTCCTAACCTCATCAACGGGGTATCCCAACAGCCACCATCGCTGCGCCTAAGTACACAGGCAGAACTACAAGAGAATGGATTGTCTGATGTTGTCACAGGCTTGCAGAAGCGTCCCAGTACACAGCACGTTGCAGACTTAGGTGTAATTAGTAACCTTGATAAAGCTTTTATTCACACCATCCGTAGAGATGAGAATGAATTTTACTCTATGGTTGTGGACACGGCTGGTACAATTAGGGTATTTGATAAGGACGGTGTATCAAAGACAGTTACAAACAGTGCCCCCTCCTACCTATCTGGATTGACTAATCCTAATGAAGAACTAGCTGCTGTCTCTATTGCTGATGCTACATTTATTGTAAACAAGAATAAGACTGTTGCTAAAGGCACTGCAACATCTACCGTAAGAAATCCAGAAGCTCTAGTCTATGTCAAACAGGCTGACTATTCTTCTACATACCGCCTTAAACTAACAAAGGGTGGTAGCACTAGCACAGTAGAATTTGCTACTAAATCTTCTACACAGTCTAGCACTACTCTGACACAGGATGCAGAACGTGGTGCATCTACTGACGTGATTGCTACGAATTTAAATACATTCTCAGGCACAAGCGTTAGTACTACTTTCTACGATAACATAACCAATGGCTCTGCTGTATCAGGTTTAACACTGACACGCATTGGCTCTACTATTCATATTCAGTCTACCAATAGCACAGACTTTCAGGTAGAAGTAGGTGACTCACATGGTGGCGATCATCTCCTTGTATTCAAAGATGAGACAGGAGACTTTAAGAAGCTACCAGTAGAGGCAGCAAATGGCTTTGTTATTAAAGTATCAGGCGATAACCAGAAGGCACAGGATGACTACTATGTTAAGTATAATGATGGTGTCTGGAAAGAAACAAACGAGCCAGGGTCTCTAACACAGTTAGACGCCTCTACTATGCCACACAAGCTAGCCAAGCTACCTAGTGGTAACTTCACATTTAGCTCTGCTGTATATGCAGAACGCAAAGTGGGAGATGATGATACTAATCCATTCCCATCTTTTATAGACTTTACTATATCGGATATATTCTTTCACAGGAACAGACTAGGACTACTAGCTGACGAGAATATTATATTCGGACGTGCTGGTGAGTTCCTTGAGTTTGACTTCTTTAGAAAATCCACACTAGCTATTGTAGATAGTGATCCTATTGACGTAGCAGTATCCTCTAACAAGGTTAGCATACTTAAACATGCTGTACCATTCAGTGAAAGCCTCCTGCTATTCTCTGATCTAACACAGTTTAAGGTAACTGCTGATCCCGTACTAACACCAGAGACTATTAACGTAGCCAATACCACAGAGTTTGAGGCATCACTACGAGCCAAGCCAGCACAGGCTGGTAAGTTCGTGTACTTCGCCTCCAAGCGTGGTGCATGGTCTGGTATGTGGGAATACTTTGTAGATACTGATACAGACACTAACGATGCTAGTGAAATTTCTGCACATATCCCACAGTATTTAGAAGGTGAGATTACTAATATC